GTTTGGAACTCATCACGCTAAGGATGCTTACGACCTTTTTGCCACAATGAAACAACATCCAGACATCTTCTCAAGTGCCCTCAAGGTCAATACTCAATATATGCACATTATTCGCTTTAATATTGAAGTTAAAGGTCACGTTTCCCGCGATGACGCTATCGAGATGTTTGAGAATAATAAGTTCATTGCATTGACGCATAAAAATATAGCCAACAAGGTTTTTTCCTTTGGTCGAGACCATGGATATTATGGCAGAATCTTTAATCACACAGTTGTGGCTATGGATTCGATCAACACCAAAAGCTGCCAAGGAAACACAAGAGTTTCAGGCTTTTGTTTCACCCCTCAAGACGGCAATTCGCTCTTAAGCAGCGCCGCAGCAGCCCTTCACGCCCTTCACGGCGAAACTTACAAAGATTACATGAAAGTTCTTGATAAATTTCTATTTAATCATGTATGAACCGCTACTACATCAAAGAAAAGAGCTTTGTTTGTGACCCCAACAATTTCGCCGTCAAAATGGACTTTGAAAGTAACAAAAGCATTGTTAATATTCTATTTTTTGATGGCAAGATCGAATGCTTTAACTTTCGATACCAAATGAGTATGACCTCAAACGAGGACGAATTCAATGAAATGTTAAGCTATATAATGGAAAGTTTGATAGACAGTCTTACCAAGAGAGAGTTTCAAGAAATGATCCTTGATGGTGAGCTTCTGGGCCTTAACTTTTATAATTTAGTAAAATCAGTGAGATCTAAATCAGGCACACTTATTTGGAAGAGATCGTAAATCTACAGTTTACGAGCGGCATAATTGTTTACTCTATTTGGTTTTTCTTGGGCGCTTTCAATCAAGTTCCTTCTGATAAACTGTTTTAAATCATCATATCTTGTAGACAAAACAATGTTGTTCATTCGCATATATACTGAGTGCAATAACCCAATCAGTTCACCTTTTTCATTCAGAATCATGGAGCCACTTGACCCAGGTCCAGCGGGAAAAACATACATATCATCATCCACATTTTGACCGATATATCTTCCTTCAAACAATGGGACGGTATTGTAATCGTGGATTCCGTAAGGAGAAGCGATATTAAAAACTTTGTCTCCCTCTTCTGGTTTATTACTTGCTATCTTGACTTCTTCAATATCACTGACCATATCCTGAATAAACATCATACAGATATCATTCTTGGAATCATAATCTAAGACTTTTGCATTAAAATACCGACCAGATAAAGTTTCTACTTTTAACTTGGTTAATAACTTAAACTTTGGATTAGCACGCAATTTTTTAGAGGCCAGACATACATGAGCAGCCGTAACAACATAAGAGCCTTTGTAGGTGGTCTTGACCACGAATCCTGACCCAACAGCAACATATCGATCTTGAAAACACTTTTTCTTGTTACAAGCGTGAATATCTACGGTCTTTTTGACGAAGACGTAACCTTTGCGCGGCAAAATGTCCTTTGCAGACAACTTAAAGGTACTTCCGCAAGACATGGTGAAAAATAGAACTAAAAAAATGAGAATCGTTCTCTTAAACATTGTATGACCCCTCCTTTTCCTGTGGATAACTTCTTGTTTCCCTATAAATAACTATTAAATAAAAACCAATGTTCGATATTTAAAAAGAAAAAACGAAAACTATTTATGTTAGAATGGTATCAGATGGTTGTAACCCACTAATATCAAATAAAAGATTAATTTTTTTATGGCTAAAAAAATATACGTTCTCGATACAAGTGTTTACTTGACCGATTCAAGCTCTTTCCTTTCTTACGGAAGTAACGACATTGTTGTTCCGCTAAAAGTGCTTGAAGAGATAGACAACCACAAAAAAAGACAAGATAGCGTTGGCGTCAACGCCCGAGAAACAATCAGAAAGCTCGATTCTCTTAGAGAAAAGGGTAATTTGTACAAAGGTGTAAGAATCAGGAAAGGGAAGGGTATTCTTTACGCAAAGCCGTGCAGGAACGACTCCCTACCAGACAATTTTGATTTATCTGTACCAGACAACGAAATTATTGCCGTAGCTTTAAATCAGAAGCAAGACAATCCAAAAAGAAAGGTCGTTGTTGTAACTCGCGATATAAACATGCGCGTAAAATGTGATGCACTGGGACTCATCACAGAAGATTATCAAACAAATCAAGCAGTTAAGGACACAAGTCTTCTTTACACAGGCTTCACACAACATTTGATCGACGAACCGATTCTAGATAGGTTTTACGCAGGCGAAGAAATCTTCATTGACAAAGAAGAACTCATTTTGATGCCAAATCAGTTCGTAATGCTGGTATCCAACCAAAATGAGAAGAAAACTGGCCTAGCTAAGTTTATTAATTATAAAAAGCCACTTAAAAGAATCAACGGCGCACACAAGAAAGGAATCTGGGGAGTGAAACCAAGAAACAAAGAACAAATGTTTGCCCTTGAGCTTCTAAAAGACAAAAATGTACAAGTTGTTACGCTTGTAGGATCAGCGGGTACAGGGAAAACTCTGCTTGCAATCGCTACAGGTTTACAATTGGTTATGGAAACCACTGATTTCAAACGCTTGGTTATTTCAAGGCCAATTCAGCCTATGGGCCGCGACATCGGCTTTTTACCAGGAACGATGGAAGAGAAAATGGCCCCTTGGGTCGCTCCCATTCAGGATAATCTACGATTCTTGATGGGAAACGACAGAGAAACGCTGGATATGTATATGGAAAACGGAACAATAGAAGTTGAAGCCCTGACTTACATAAGAGGCCGCTCCATCTCAAATGCATATATCATTATAGATGAGGCACAAAATCTTACCGCTCATGAATTAAAGACGATTCTCACAAGAGTGGGAGAAAACACAAAAATCATTTTAACCGGAGATGTAGAACAAATTGACAATGCTTATATTGATGAAACATCAAACGGCCTTACACACGCTGTTGAAAAATTCAAATCACTTGAAATATCAGGCCACGTCACGCTTTTAAAGGGTGAGAGATCTAAAGTGGCAACCATCGCAGCAAAAATTCTTTAATTTTTTTAAAAAAAATGTTAACATTTAACTTGACTTGGAGGAAATAATGGAATATAATAGTAAAGAGAGTCCAGAATTGTTTGAAAAAGTAAATAAAGAAAACCCCTTAAAAACATGGCTTGTAGAGTATGTTGGGAAACAACTGAATCCCCCAGACGATGAGGTTAATGTAGAAATGATAATTGAAGTAATGGCAAAGGAATTTCCAGAGTTCTTGCTTCCAATTGCTGAAGAGAACTTTATCCGAGGATACAGACAAGCAATGACCGACGTAAAATATAGCGATGAAATCGCCAACAAGGTTAAGAAAAAAGCTTGAGAGAATATATCAAAGAATCTGTCGCTCGTTTGGCCAAGAAGAAATATAGCCTTCATAGCCATAAGGCATTTGTAGTGAATCCGTTCACTAATGATGTTAATTTTTCTTCTATTTTGAGAAGAATCGAAGATTTGATACCTGAGCACCTTATGAATGGTTTCGAGGTCATATATATCGGCCAGTTTAAGGATTTCCACAAAAAAGGAAGACCTTTTAACGCCACTTTCAAAGATGGAGCCATCTATATTTCTAATGATCAGGATGACGACGCAGATTTAATTGATGATATTGTCCACGAACTGGCCCACTCAATCGAAAAAGATGAAAAGTTTAATAATATCATCTATGGAGATGGCGAAGTGGAATCTGAGTTCTTGGCGAAAAGACAGTCATTGTATCATTTGCTTGACAAACCAACTACAAATATGGTACACTATCTGAATCCTGAATATGACAAAGCTTTTGATAAACACTTGTATAAAGATTTAGGCTATGACTATTTAAGAACCGCTGCATCAGGCTTATTTTATTCACCGTATGCTATCACCTCATTGAAGGAGTATTGGGCGAATGGGTTTGAAAATTATTTACTTGGAGACGCATTAAAACTGCGTGATCTAAGTCCGGTTCTTTTTAAGAAAATAACAGAACTGCTAGAAACAGAAAAGGAAGAGTATTAAAGTGAAAGTAAACTTTTTAACAGAAAACACAGTTGAAATTACCTTGGAAGTGGTTTCAAGATATAATAAATCGCGAGAAGGGCGAACGATCTTCGGAAACGCTTATATGATCGAACAATTTGAGTCCCAACATCCAAACAAAAAAGTGTTGAAGGTTTTAAAAGGTCACCAGCTTGACAACTTTACAAAAACTGGAACCTTTTCGGGTACTTGGGTGTTTGAACTTGAAAAACCACCAGCACCAAAGAAAGTTGCAACTCCGAAGAAACAAAGCACAAAAAAGAAGAAGACGTCTTTAAAGTAAACAAAATGGCACATATATCATACTCAGAATTAAAAGAATGGACGACTTGTCCATGGAAACATAAGCTAAAATATGTCGATAGAATCAATGCGTTTTTTGGAAACGAACACACAGCGTTTGGCACAGCAATGCACACTGTCTGCGAAAACATTGTAGAGGAAAAAGACGTTGATCTAAAACAACTGTTTCAGACTGAATTTCTTGCGAATCTTCAAAAACTAAAAGACACCGACTCCAATTATGACTTCAAACAAGGTCTCATCTCCGATATGAGAACCCAGGGAGAAGATATTATTGAATTTATCCTTCCAGGCATAAAAAGTTACTTTGGTTCCTTTGAGTTGGCTTCCGTAGAAGAAAAGCTTTACGAGGACATTGAAGATTCAGACTACAAGTTCAAAGGTTTCATCGACCTTGTGGTCAAAACCAAAGATGGCAAGTATCATGTCATTGACTGGAAAACCTGCTCGTGGGGTTGGGACAGTCGTAGAAAAACTGACAAGATCACCACTTATCAGATCACTCTCTATAAACACTATTGGTGTAAAAAACACGATATTGACCCTAAAGATGTCAATACACACTTCGCACTGCTTAAAAGAACCGCTAAGAAGAATAAGGTTGAATTTTTCAAAGTTACCACTGGAAACAAAAAAATAGAAAATTCACTTAAATTATTAAACAAAGCAGTGTACAATATTAAGAAAGAGAACTTTATCAAAAACAAGTTGTCATGTCGCGGAAGATATGGCGCTTGTGAATTTTATAAAACAAAACACTGTAAATGAGGTTTAAATGAGCGATGACAAGATTAAGGTCTTCACTATAAGTGATATGCCCTTTAGTCCAAGCGGCGTCGGCACTCAAACAAAATATGTTTGTGAGGCTTTGCTTGAGACTGGAAAATTTAAAATTGTAAGTTTCGGCGGTGCCATTAAACACCAAAAATATGATCCTATAAAAACTCAAGAATATGAAGATGACTGGATTGTCTATCCCGTTGATGGATATGGTAATCAAGAAATGGTCCGTTCTTTGCTGAGACAAGAAAAGCCTGACATTCTTTGGTTTATGACAGATCCGCGCTTTTGGGGTTGGCTATGGGAGATGGAAAATGAGATTCGTCCGCTTATGCCGATGGTTTACTATCATGTCTGGGATAACAAGCCCTATCCGATGTATAACAAAATGTTCTATGAATCAAACGACAGAATTGCTGCAATTTCAAAGGTCACTGATGACATCGTAAAAAACGTTGCACCCACCGTTAAATCTTGTTATTTGCCCCACGCGGTAAATACAGACATTTTCAAGCCTTTGGAAGATGAAGAGAAAAAAGACGAGTTTAAGAAGTCAAGTTTTGGAGATTTTTATGACCCCAACAAAGTGATTTTCTTCTGGAATAACAGAAATGCCCGTAGAAAACAAAGCGGCTCGTTGATATTCTGGTTTAAGAAATTTTTAGACAAAGTTGGTCACGATAAAGCCACGTTAGTTATGCACACAGAAGTAAAAGACGAACACGGTCAAGACCTCCAGCGAATTATTGATTTCCTTGGGATGAAAGACGGCCAAGTACTATTTTCACAGAAAAAAGTTCCACCAGAGGATCTGGCCAAAATGTATCAAGTAGCCGATTGCACGGTAAATATTTCTGATGCTGAAGGTTTTGGCTTGGCAACTCTTGAATC